TGTAAATCAAATAAAGAAATTAATGCTGCTCTACGAATACCACCAGATAATACAGCATCAGCAATATGACAAATAATATCATGAGCTTCAATAGATGTTAATTGTTCTCCATCTTCTTTTCTATCTAATACCTTTTGTATTTGAAATAAACATTCTTTTAATGGTTCTGGGCCTGGGGCTTTACCTCCTACAGTAATTAATTCTGCTCCTTTTGGTCTAATATCACGGAAGTCAAAAATAGGTCTTGCAGTTGTTATCCCAAAATAAGATTTTAATAATACTTTAACAGAATCAGCCCATCCTTCAATTGAATCTCCTACTAAAAATCTTCTTGTTTTTCTAGGAATTCTAATTTCAGGTAATTTTTCAATGTGATGTTTTTGAACACTATAACCTACACCACAACCCGAAAGTAATAAAAACATTACCTCACTAAATGATCTCCAATCATCAATTGGTAAAAAAGAACAATTAAATATTCTAGAATTATTTATATCAATAGGCTTTCCTGCAAACTGTAAACTACGCATTGATGGTAAAACTTTTTTATCATATACCATTTTATAAACATCTTCAATTTCTTCTTTTAAATCAGGAAATTTTTCTTGATGCATTTCTTTATTCCTAGTAACTAATTCTTCCCATGTTTCTCTTCTCTGTTTATTAGGTAAATATTTTGCATATTTGTTATAAACTACAATATCTGATAGTATTTCCTGCGTAATGTTCATTTTATTTTTGTTTTTTTTATTGTTATTATTTCTATGTATTTAGTTCAAAAAATTTCTTTTGCAACTCAGATCTATCAAATTTATCAATCCCACTAAAACTTTTAGTTTGTGGAGTAGATGTATTATCATTATCTTCTTCACCTTCTTGATAAAGTTCATTTGAAACTTCAAAATGACCCGTTGACGTATCAGCTTTAACCCCAAATGTTAAACCATCCATACCATATCTATTTTTCATAATATGGAATCTTCCAGTTCCTTCCACTTTATCTTTGCGTTGTCTAGAAAGAGAAATACAAACATCTGTAATCATAATTTTATCATATGACCCAGCTGCTTTATCTCCCTCTACAATATTATCTTTAGCACCTGCTCTATTTACTTGGGAAACACTCCAAACTGGTATATCTAGTTCACGAGCTAATCCTTTTGTACTAGTATAAATATCATCAATTTCTCCTTTTCTATCAACTGTTTTTCTTTTTGATGAAAGAAGATCTACATAATCAATTATAATTAAATCTGGTTCAATTCCTGTGTCTTTAACCTTTTGAATATGTGCTTCTATAGTAGACATTGTTGCTTTTCCTGTAGGGAATTCTTTAATAATTAAATTTCCTTTTAAATCCCCCATTATACTTTCAATTTTATCTTTATGTTTTTGAATTCTATCAACTCCAATTCTAGAAAAATAAGCATCATATCTTCTTCCTACATATTGTTCGCCTAATTCTAAAGTATAATGTAAAACATTATAACCTAATTTAACAGCATGTCCTCCTAAAGCTACTAACGACCAAGATTTACCACCTCCTGGATTACCAAATATAAGACCAAAATCTCCATTTCCGAGGCCTCCTTGAAGTAATTGATTAATTTTATCCCATGGGGTTTTAATTGTTGTTCTACTATCTTCTCTATATCTTGATTCAACATCTTTAGTATACTCATGTCCTATATTTTTATCTTGTCCTGCTTTAATAGCATTGTTAATTAAATGTCTTATGGATTCATAGTCTCCACCTTTTAGTAAATCAACACTTTGCAACAGTGCTCCTTTTAATTGTTGGTTTTTACAAAAAGATGCAAATTCTTCTTGTACATATTCTAAATCATCATTAGAAGTATTATATGCTTCTTTAAGTTGTTCTTTTATAGATATTTGTAAAACTTCATTACCACACTTTTGTAACTCTACAGCTAATATTTCCATTGAAGGTGTAGTATGATATTTATCATAATACTTTAAAACCTCTTTAATAATCCATTTATGGGCTTGATTATCAAAATATTCTTCACTTAACATATCATTAATGTTAACTAAAAATTCTTTATGTGTTAATAAAGAAGATATTACTTTAATCTGGAAGCTAGTTCCATATGAGTTTAAATTTGTTAATGTCATATAACTATTTTTTTACAACTAAATTTTGAAAACAATCTTTAACCCAAAACTCAACATTTCGAATTAATCCCCCTATTTGGTCTTCATTATACATTGCTACGAATTGATCGGGATAATACGAAAGATCATTTGATTCTACAACCTCATCTAACCATTCTTTATCTTCTTTACTTAACATTGGATTACTTAAATCCATTATTTTGTAATTTTTTTCTAAATCATCTTGACCATGAATTATTCGAGCATATACAACGTGATCTGATATTTTGTTTTCACATATATTTAATATATCATCCCAATTCATGTCTTTTTCTATTAATTCAGGAAACTTTTTTAATAATCCTTTTTCACCTAACCCCTTAACACCCTTAATTTTATCAGAATTATCACCTAATAATGTTTTATGCAGTATAAAATTATGAGGAGACATTTTATATTTATCCATTACGGTTTTAGGTGTATAATATTCTTTTTCCATAGGACGATATACAACAACATTTTCACTAACTAATTGTAAAAAATCTTTATCTGATGATATAATAAAAGATTTGTCTTTAGGGTGTTTAATAACAGATTTACTTAAATATGCTATAATATCATCTGCTTCTACTTTATCAATACTTACAGTTTTAACGGGTAATGTTTTTAAATATTGAATAATTCTAACCATTTGATCTACTTTAGCATCATCCTCATCATCTTTATCATCAAAAGCATCCCAATTAGTAATACGTTGTAAATCTCTACCAGATTTATATTCTGGCATTATATTTTTTCTGTTATTAGCTGATCCAGCCCCATCAAATACTACATAAACTTGTGTAGGACTAATTTGACGAATCATAGCTCCTAAAGAACGAAAAAACCCACCTAATCCCCCGATATGAATTCCTAAGGGATTTACCATATTTAACACAGCAAAATTTCTAAAAAATAAATTTAAACCATCTATAAATAATATTCTTTCGTAAGTCTCAGTTTGTGGGCCTTGCTCCTGGATATTATCCAGAAGCTTAAATAATTCTTTCTGTTTCATGTGTTGTTTTTATGCCCGGAATATACGAAAGATATTCCGGGTATCAAAATTTATTGTGGTTCTTCCCCAAAAGATGTTATATCAGTGTATGCTTGATCTTCTTCAACTACTCTAAAATCACCACCACCTAGTATATCAGCCCAATCATCTTTTCTGGCATCTTTATAACCTTTTAGTTCTCTGTCATTATCATTAATAAATCCATGAGGAGTCATTACGATTTTACCTCTAGTAGTAACACCATTAATATGATTTTTATCAATCTGAATATTTACACGTTTAGCAAATTCAACTTGTTTACCATCTTTAATGGCTTTAATTTTAGAAGTTCCAGCTGACATAACGTTACCAAATGTAACTACAAATGTAGAATCAAACCACATTGCATAACCTCCTTTATTCATTAGTTTTGGTTGTCCCATTGGAGACTCCGCTTTTAACGTCCAAACTTTATTAATACATACAAGTGTATTAGTATATGGGGATGATTCCTTACGTGACAATGTAATACGTTGATTTACGCTATTTCCAAATTGTGTTGACATAGCACCTGCATTCCATTCATTATTATTTTTGTTTGATTTAATTGACATTTCACAAGGTACTGATCCAATTGAATCCCATAAGAATAATAAATCATAAGGTAAATTACCTTTCTTTTGCTCATCCATTAAATCTAAAATAAACCCAGCTACATCTTCAATAGAATTAATAGTTTCCCTATCAACATAAATAAAATTCCCATCATAATTAGTAATTTCACCTGTTTTCTTATCAACAACTTCATTTACTTCCATACCCATCATTTTAGCATGATCCCAAGACCATTTCATTTCTGTAATAATGAACACGGGCATTATACCTCGTTTTTGAGCAGATACAGCAGCTTCTAAAAGTGCTGTTGTTTTACCTGTATCTGAATGTCCTCTGAGTAGTACAATATGTCCCATAGGAATACCAGGAATAGAGGTAACATCCTGAAATGCTGAAGATAATGGGATCCATTCTTGTTCCTTAAATTTTACATTTTGTTTTAAACCTTTTTTATCTTTAAAAGCATTTAGGTCAAATTTAGATTTAAGTTCCTTAGAAGCAGCTTCTGTAAGTGATTTTTTCTTAGCCATATTTTAAAATGGTAAATCATCATCAGTTGAAGACTTTTTATCATCAAATAATGAATCAAATTTTTCTGCCTTAGAAGTTGTATTTTTTCCTTCAAGTGAATAATTATTTGATTTATCATTATCAAATCCTACAGCAGGTTCAGATAAAATTTCACCTTCTTCTCCACCTTCAGGTTTTAGAAAAGTTTCTAAATTAGCTTTAACCTCATCAAAAGTAAGTCTTTTAAACACATCTATAGGATTTGGTTGAGTGTCTAAAGCTCTTTCAACTATATTAGTATTATCACTAATAGGTGATTGTTTCATTGATGGGGAAATAGTAGTTTTATTATAAGGAGTTCCTGTTACTTCAGGTCCTACGGTTGTTAATTTTATATCTCTTCCTCCTGATACATCTGTGTAATCACCAACTTCAGCATCAGCTGCTAAATTTAAAAATGCTTGGTAAACTTCTTTTCCAAACTGCCATAACCTAACACCTTCTTCTTCTTCACCTCTTACAATTACTGGGGCAAAAATACGAGTTTTAGCATCTAATTTTTTTGCTAAATACCAATTTTCTTTATCTCCACTAGAACGCAATTGTTTTGTAAATTCTTGAATTGGATCTTTTTCTCCCCAATTCATAGGAGAAGCCATTACTCTTTGACCTATCCCATAATAGAATTGCATTTCAGTAAATGGGAATGATTTATTATACTTATTGGGAACAATTCTAACTTGTTGTTTACCTACTGTAGGTTTCCAAAATATTGATTTTCCACTTGATTTGTTTGAGTTTGATTGTGATTGAAGTGACTCTAACTTCTTTTTTATTTGGTTTAAATCCATAATAACTTTTTTTATTTATTTATAACTGTGATTAATATACGATAAATTTATAAAACAACCAAACTATAGTTCAATTATTTTATGAATTTTTGTTTTCAATTGTTTTAACTCATCATGTTGGGTTAAAAGTACTGAATTTTTATAATGTTCCCAAGTTATAGGGAACTTAGTATCAACTACACCACCATTTAATTTTTTAATTAATTCATTTAGGGCATTAATAGTATAAAGTGTATTTGTTTCTTTTTTTCTATGTACTAAAATAGTATTATCTGGTAGATCTGATATATTACCTTGATCTATGTTATATGTACACACATATTCATCATTTGACTTAATATACAAAACAAATATCTTGTTATACATTATATTATATGTACTAGTAATAGAACTTAGAAGTGTATCTAAATTATCTAGAGTTGTAAAAGTACAAAATAGTTTATTATTCAAGTCTCCTAAATTTTGGTTAGTAATGTCCGAAAAGTCATCCATTGTATACATATTAGGGGTTTTATTTAAAATTGTAATCGCTTCCATAGCATATTTTTATTTGTAATTTATGTTTATCAAATAGCTCTTTTATTTTACCTAAAACATTTTTTTCTTTTTTATCTACATCAAATAAAAACGAATCATAAGTATATAAAACTATTTTTGTTTTTTTATTTCTTAATAACTTAATTATGTCCCACAATATATGAACATTCATTGCGGTTTCCAAGTTTTGTAATAAATAATTTAATAATTTTTGGGGTTTCATTTCACCCATTTTTTCTTTAATAAATCGATGTTTTGAAATAGGACACTCTATCCAGCCTTTTTTATTAAACTCTTTCCATATATTATCAGTATATACTTGTACTTTTTGAAAAAATTCTAAATGTTTATATTGATCAAATACTCCCCCATATAATTGCTTAAACGTTAATTCTTTGGCTTTTTTATACTCCACTCCATACATTTTTGCAAAGGCAGAATGAATATCCTCATCACCAAAATCAAAGTCAACCAACTTAGATAACAGAGTAGGATGATAAGCCCCAATATCAAACTCAACAAAAATATCATTACGGGGTATAAAACTTTCTCGACTATTATTTTCTTTATTAAGTGCCGCATAATTTACTCCTTTAAATTTATTACTTGGTCTTCCTGTAAGAGTTTTAAAGTTGTACTGCGTGTAGACGTAGTCTCCATCGACATCATGAAAGTACGATTTAAATTTTTCTCTATTAATTCGTATACCATTTCGTTCAATGGAGTTGAACACCATTGAAGATTTATTATTGTAGAATTCATTGATTTTTCCATTTATTTTATCTTTAAGGTTATTATATATTTCTTCACAATACTCATAGTGTTTTACTATAGGTATAATTTTATTTACGTCTTTTTTATTTGGATATCTTTTATTAAATATATGATGAGTTTGTGTTAGTTCTGGTATATACGGAGGGTTTTGTTGGTTTATGTCAAAGAGGCCTTTTAAAGGTAAATAATGTAAAAATTCCTTCTTATCACGCACATATATGCTACTAAATTTTTGTAACATCGTGTTTATCTCCGTTATATTTACATTTAAAGTTTCACTATGTGATAGTGGGACAATAAATCCTTTAGTTGATACTAACGGTTTAATATACAAAGCACAAATATTATTTTGTGAGGGGTGTATTAAATAACTATTTGGAATTAATTCTATAAAAACTTCTTCCCAATTAGCATTTAAAAATTGTTCAAATTGATCTTTGCTTTCAACTAACCAAAACATAACTTTTTGGTTTTAATATACGAAAAATTTATTTAATATCCACCTCCAGTTGAGGGATTATTAGAAGAAATATTATTTGTTTGAATTTGATTAGGTGCATCATATTCTACAGTTAAATCATTTACAAATTCTATTCTTTGAGTTTCTCCAGTTTCAATTACTCCTGTTTGGTTTAAAGTATCAACTAATTCACTTTGATAAAATCTTTTATAAAATAATTTTCTATGAGCTCCTTGTATGTGGGTTGCTCCTTCCATTGGGCCTTGATTCTTATGAATATGATAAGCTCCAATATAATCTTCTCCTGTTGGGGTTATTAATTCACCCCCATTAGTAGTTAAATTGCTAGCTTCTGGGTGTTCAAAATATTGTAGAAATTGTTTTCCTAAATATTCATTTAAACCTTTTTTTCCTAATTCTTCTTCCTTTGTAAATATTAATCCCTTATTATTATTAAATACTCTATCAATGTTTCCTTTTATATACCATTCTAAAGTAAAGGGAGTGTAATTTTCCCACATCCATATCTTATTTTTAGTAAATATATTATCGTAAGTTTTTTTATTCACTTCTAAATATTCTAATTGATTTATTTTACAAAGAAAATATCTAATAAATAAACTTTTTTCATAATCTTCAGGAGTTGGAAGAGAAGGAGAATATTCAGGTACACTTCTTAATAGGTTGTAATCTGTTTTTTTTAATATTCCATAAATTGCTAAATCAGGACTATCACTAAAAAATTGATTATATTCTACAAATTTTGTAGATATTGCAGTAGAATTTTCATTTGTTTGGGTTGAAACTATAGAAATATTTTGATATATTTCTTCATTTGGTGGTGAATTTTGATCTTTACCTGTGTAAGCTTTTCCATTAGCTAATTGATAGTAAAACCCTGTGTAGGGAGAATTATTTGAAACATAAAACCACTCACCTCCAGGAGTAAATAAATTATCTTTTATTTGGGATTTAGGTATATACATTATGCTTGTGGATTTGGAGCATCTAATTTACCTGCTTGATAATAAGAATATAATATATCTTCAACTTCTGGGTTCCATTCTTTTCTAGAAGCAAAATTAAGATGTTCTTTTACAGCTTCTGCTGCTATCTTTTTTCTGAACTTTGAGTTTCCAGCTCTTAATACAGCATAAAAGTTTGTTGGATCTTTTAATCTACCATTTTTTTTATATATAGGGAATGTTTTTGCTTTAACTGTATCACCAACATTTCCTCCTATTACTTTAATGTATCCTTGTTCTCTATTTACTTCTGTTACTATATCCCCATGACTAGAACCTTTCCAAACAGGAGTGGTATAAGTTAAATTATTACCAGCTCTGTTAAAAACTACTACATCCCCTACAGCTATTTTAGAAGATTCAGGGTTTTTAGCTGCCCAAGGAATAGCTCTACTTTTTCCATTTACTCTAACTTCTTGTGAATAATTAGCATGATTTCCTTGATATGGAAAGTTTACACCTGCTTCTTTTATAACGTAACTAACAAAAGCTGCACTCCATGCTGTATCTTTTACATATTGTTGAAATGGGCTATTTGCTTCTTCACCAGTTGCTGTTTCTTCTAGTTGTTCTTGTTGGTCATTAGTTGCCTCAATAGTTTCCTCCGACCCAGATATTTTAGTTTCTCCTATAAACCTAGGAACAGATAAAGTATCAAGAGTAGTTTTCCATGAATTTACATCAATGTTATGATTGATGCCTTTAATTATAATATCAACACTATCTTTTTCATAAGAAGGGGGTAAAATATCATCAGTTATTCTAAATTTTTCAAATAATTTCATTCCTGAAAGTCCATCCATTTCTAAATTTAAATTAAAGGGAAGGAAAAATGGTTGAGGTACTAAATTTCTTTGTGCTGATATACCATGTATTATTTTTAAATAACTTGAATAATTTTCAGTAAAGTTTCTTGTTGTATCCGGGTGAAAATTATACATACCTCCTCCACCACTAGGATTTCCTCCTGATGGGTCTACTGTTGAGTAAACAGATTGGAATGGACTATTAATACCAAACCCAAATATTTTATTTTTAAATGTATTTTTTGCTTCTACAATAGGTTTTGGTTTATCATTATCTTTAGTAGCTTCAACAGCATCTAATTTTGTAGGTATAATTCTATCTACTAACCCTTTATTATAATTAGCAAATGTTGATGCATTCCCTTGAAGATTAGTTCCAGAATCTCGAGAATTTTGGGATCCAATAGATATTAAAGTAGCAAAATTTGAAGGTATTTCAGCATCTAACCCAATATTAGTAATAAAAGATCCAGTAGTATTTTGACTTGCACCATTAATAGCATTATTTTCGGGTTGACCATCAGCACCTGTTGGAACATTTCCTCTTTTTACACCAAAAATATTAAAAGTAGCATAATCTTGTGGTTTTGTTATTACTCCAGGTATAGGTGATTCATCATAAATTGCTACTGTACCATTTTCATCATTAGACATAACTCTAAAATTATTAATACTACCTAAAGCTTCATTTACACCTTGCAATATAGTTTGTACGTAAGATATAACAGAAATATTACCATCACTATCTTTTGATGATGATTTTAGTGCTCCTGCTGCAAATCTTAAATTTATCATTAAATTAGCTAATCTACCAGCATTAGGATTATCTTCTACTAAAAAATCAGAATTTTTTGTTAACATTTCATTAATGGCACCATTTGTTTTTATATCATATTCATCTTTTTTATTATTAAAAGAAATAACACCGGGTATGGTGGCTTTAGTAAATGGAACTAAACATATTTGTGGGTTTGTAGATAAATGGGGGGCTATAAGTAACATATAATTTTCATCAGATGTTACTCCATCTCCATAGGACATATCAAACCTTAATAATTTAGATTTTTTATTATTTTTTTTAGAAAATAAGTTACAATTATCTTCAATTAATTTTAGCAAAACTGAAAATTTTATAAAACCACTTTTTAAAGCTAAACCACTTCCATCTCTATTAGCTTCTCCATTATAAGTATTATTTATATAACAACCTCCATTTTTTACACCTTCTATTCTAGGTACAAAGGCCATTGAAAATCCTTCAGTTTCGGGGTTTATTGTAACAAATTTTTGATATATTTGATAAAATTTTTTATTTAATCTAGTAGCATCTTTATCATTTAATAAAGGATTTATTGAAGAATTAGATTCTTCAAGTTTTGCTGCTTCTTCATCCTCTTTTATTCTTTTTTCATATTGTTTTTTGGTCCAAGTTTTTACTTGTTTAACAGTAGAATCAGATGTACTTGTAGCAATTTTAAATTTTTGTACTCCACCTATTTTTACAGATCGTATCCTACTTTGAACCCTATCATTAAAATTAAATAATTTTATAGTTTCAGCACCTGGTTGTAAAAGTGCATTTGCTGTTTCTTCACCCCAAAATTCCCTATAATATGCAGATAATGATGATGGAGATGATGATTTATCACCTTCACTGCTTTTTTTAGGATCAGTTACATTTAATTTTAAAGAATCCATAATACTACCCATTCCAATTAAATCAACTGAAATATTGTAAGAACCATCTGCATTAAAACTCCATTTGAAATTAGATATTTTACCATAAACTGCTTCATAATTGCCAGAATATGATTTTCTTTCTTCTCTTATTAAATCAAACATACGGTATTGATCTTGATTTCCAGGAAAACTAGAAGGGTTAAGTAAAAATTCTAAGGGGTTTGATGTAAAATTATCAAAATATGAAATATCTCCTCTTCCATTAATGTATACGGAATGCCCAAATTCTAATAAAAGAGTATATCCTGGTCTTAAATATAAAACATCTAACAATGAAAATTGAGCTTTACTATAACATTTTATATTTATTGTTGCTTTACTTAAAGCCCCATTATTATAATATGTAGTTTGAGCAGATTCAATTCCAGGCATAGGTACATAACCTCTTTCACTAACCCCTCCCCAACCATAGGCACCAGTAAATAATCTTTGAGCAGAAACACCTCCAATACCTCCTATTCTTACAGTTTCTCCTGTATCTGCACTAATAGCTCCATAATTTAATCCTTTATTTTCGCCATAAAACTTTGATAAAGTATACTTAGTATCTTTTTGACCATCATTTTCAATTCTAGTTACATCATAGGATGAAACAGCACCCCCAAAAAGTATAAAATTTTTAGCTAAATTATCTCCAATAATTTGACCATTAGTAAATCCTGCTTCTTTTAATTTCCAATAAACACTATCTCGAGGAATGTTTCCTCCTTCTTCACCTTCAATATTAACAGAACTAGCTAATCTTAACCAAGGTGTTTTTGTAGTATAAAATTTTAAATCATCAGCATTAATATTAGTATACCTCCCTAAAGCTGATTGTCTAAGACTTATTTGATTAGTAACATATGAATCAAAAGGATTACCTATAATATTACTCATAGTTTATCTATTTATTGCATTATAATTATCAAGTATAGCTCCAATGTTTTGAGGTATTCTAATTTGTGAACCTACAGGAATAAAAATAGAATTAAAAACGGCAATATTAGGATTTGCAGTTGATATTATCCACCATAAAGTTGTATCACCATAAAATTGAAATGCTATATTATCAAATCTATCTCCCCATTCAGTTATAGCATATACATCATTATCACTTAAGGGAATTACAGGATATTTAGGAAGGTTATAAAATGATATTCCCTTACTTCTAGTATATGTACTATTACGGGTTCCTTGTGTTTTTGAAATAGCATATCTATCCATTATTCTGATTCGTTAAGTGGTTGATCATAATTTAATATTTCGTCATATAAACTTCCATTAGTATCTCGTAAACTGATAAATCTTTGGTCTCCCATAGCTTCTAATTCACCAGTATTTCCTATTCCTAAATTTTGTCTTGAAGGTAAGAAGTTTTCTACTGGAGTAAACGCTAAACTAACCTCTATTCTGTGAGGTAATTCTTTTACTGATTCATCTTTATTACCTTCTGTATCTATTCCTATTTCCCATGTTGTATCATCAGGTATAGTATAAGTTAAAGATGTTAATACTCCAGGAGTTTCATATAAATAACCCCCAACAGTCATTCTTACCATATTTCCTCTCATAAATCCTGCTGAGTTATAATCTGGGGCTAAAGTAGATGCTAAAAAATTTAGTTTAGTAAACATAGGAGTTAGTTCTGCTTTTGATGTAGCCATTATAGTAAAACCCATTGTTATATCTCTAGTAAAACCTCCATAACTTTTAAATTTATTACCTCTACCTACATATTGAACATCATTCCATGCAGCTCCATAACTATCAGTAAAACCATTTATATATGCTCTAAAATGTATATATTGAGCATTTCTTCCTTCCATTGGTTCATTTTTAATAACAGCAATATGAAAAGTACATAAGTCTTTAACAGGTAATTCATGATTAACAGATGTACCTTCATAGGGTTTTAATGCAGTTATTTTATCTAAAGCTTTCATTTGGGATGCATCAATCCCATAATTAAATACAGTTCTTACTGCATCTTCTCCATTAGAAGATGAAACCCCATAGGTAATATGTCTACCAGGATCTCCTAAACCTACTCTTCTTGATTTATTATAGTTTCTATAATTTGGAGCTTTATGAATTATTTTAGATTTTTCAAATGTTTTTTCTAAAGCATTTTCAATTACAAAATTACTAAAGCTTCTAGGGTATGCTCCTCCTTGTTTAAAAGGTTTATAATTATTTTCTGGATTAGTATAATTTAAAAAATCTGTACCTACTAATAAAGGGGTTATAAAATTACCCTCACCTGTTCCAATACCATTATATGCTGGGTCTTTAGCAGATAAACGTACATAGCCTCTTATTGCGTCAAAAGTAGGTTGTTCTTTAAAAATTCTAGTATTACCAATACCTAATATAGAACCAGGACCTCCACCATATGAATATAATACTAAACTATCTTCTGGAGCTTTCGGATTGATTTTAAAATTTGCTCCTTTATTAATAAAATCACTAACATCCTGTAAATTATTTGCATCTCTTACATCTCTACTTTTTCCAGATTCTCCTCTTGCAACAAAATGTTGTAAATAAACTAATCTATTAATTTCAGATAATTGGTTATTTTTTACTACAGCTGAATAAAGATTTAATGCACCACTACCTACTCCTAATTGGTTATCACTTGGGTCATCTAAAGGATTATCTACACCTCTATTCATACCTGAAGGACCACCTAATGAACCTACAGGATTTATACCATTTTTATTTAAATGAACACCTGCCCACCCTAAACCAGCATCAAGTATGGTACCTATAGGCAAATAAGCACCTTGATTCATTACTCCAGCAAAATAACCAACACCAAAAGAAGATTGAGTTTTAACACTTGCTCTTGATAATAAATTTTCTTTTAAAGTAAAAAATATTCCTCTAGGAGAATCAGTATCAGTAAACATTTTAACTAATCTACTTACATCTTTAAGTGCTCTAAAAGGAGCTGTTATACCTCCCCTTAATAAAAAATCAGGGCCTGATAGAGTAGGCATTCCTTCTCTTAAATACTCTTCTCCCCCAGGAATAGGTTCTATTTCATAAGGTTGATTACTAGTGCCTGAAGCAGGTCTATCTCCCCCAAATCTTAAGCTTTTTAAGTTTGTTTTAAGATTAATTAACCGACCTCGAGACTCAGGTGTTAGAGTAATAGCCATATAAATTTATTTTAACAAGATGCTCCGTTAGGTAAATTATTTTTATATCTGTTTGATGGTTCTTGTTGTGCAAAAGATTGCTCACCTAATTGTGATGTTGAAGGAGTTGAATAAGCTATTGCTGATGCCCCAAAATTAGTATAAGGTGTTGTATTACTTTCAGGTGTGCCAATATTAGAGTATTCATTATGTAATAATGAATTACCTACAACACTTATACTATCAGGTGTTGAAGGGTTTGGGTTTGGTGAAACAGGTACAGCTAAAGTTGAACCATTTGTATCAAATTTATTTTTTAATGAATTTTCTGATGCCATTTTATATTATTTTTATTAATTATTGTTTATTATAAATATTATCCCATATTAGAAGTTGCAAGTACTAAGGATTTTCCTACTTTATTTCCATCCATAAAGACATCACCTCCTTCTTTTACTGCTACTATTAATTCTTTTAATAAAGTAACAACTTCATTTTCAGTTGGAGCAGTTGTAGTTGATGCAATATTAGAAGGTAAAGGAGCATTACTACCATTAACAGCAGCATTTGCTGAGATTGTATCTGCTGATTGTCCTAATAAACCGAATGATAAACCATTTAAAGCACTAGATCCTGCATTTTTAAATTTATCTCCTAATGATGCACTTTTATCTGCATTAAATCCTTTAAAACCATCAAATAAAGCCATTCCAATTGCTAAAGGTGCTGCTACTTTACCAAGTACTCCTTTTGCTAATCTACCTGCTCCTTTTAGCATACCCTTTCCTTTTGGAAATTTTATACCACCTAATCCTTTACCTTCTCCTCCTCCTGTAACTTTATTTAGTAAACTACTCATTAATCCACCTTTTCCCATTACTACATGCATTGGGTTTCTAGACGATCCTAACTTTCCACCTGTAACTGCTTTAAGCAATGACCCACCAAAAATAGCTGAAAGGCCTATCCCAAGTGATGATTTTGGGAAATCTGCTACAAATCCTACTATACTTTTTAATACACCTGCTATTGAAGATAACATACCCTTAAAACCTTCATTATTAACTAATGAACTAAATGCTGTTGCTACTTTTTCAGCTAAAGGAGCTAATGAATTCATAAAAAGTTCTTTAGCATTTTCTAAAGTTCTTGTTGTTGCTTGTGCATCTATTCCTTTTTGTTTTGTAAATTCAAGTTCTTCTTTATTTAACTTAGCCATTGCTTCTGCTTCAGTTAAACCTTCTTTTCTAAATCTAGCAAGTGTTTTTTGTGCTAAATCTTGATCAGTTATACCTTTTTTAGCTAGTTGATTTTGAAGTAAACGTGTTTGATTCATTTTGTGCATTTCATCCACACTTACCCCTAAAGTTTTTGCTAAAGCTTGTTGTGCAATTTTATTACCTTCAGTTGCATCATAATTTTCAGAAAGAATTCTATTCATTTCCTTTGCTACTTGTTCTTCATCTCCTCTTAAAGATGCAGATCTAAGAGCTTCTAAATTAAGATTTTTACCTAGCAATAACTCAGCTTCCATTTCATTAGCAATAGAAGATTCAAAATCTAAAGAAGCTTCACCTGCAGCAGCTATTTGATCTAATGTCATTCCTAATCTTTTAGCTTGAAATGCTGCTTTTGCTAATGCCTCTGGACTGGAGCCTACATTAGCTAATGTAGTAGATGATGCCATAGCTACTTCATTCATTATATCTGTTAAATTAACTGATGCTTCTGATGCCCCATCAATACTCATTACAGTATTTTTAATAGTATCATCTATGTCCCCAAAACTTGTTCCTGTTAATTCTGAAATTTTAAATAATCCTTGAGTTGCTTCTTCACTTAAACCTAATAAATCTACATATTCTTGGTAAGTATCAGCTTGTTCTTTACTTACCATTACAGATGTACCTGCTACAGCATTTATACCATCCATAGCTCTCTTAGCTTCAGCAAAATTCATATTATTATTTTCCTGAGCTATTAGTTTTAAGTTTTTTACAACTGTTGCACTACCACTTCCCATCCCTAAAAAGGATTTTCCTATATCTGCTGTTTTTTGACTAAATTTCTGACCTAATGATAATAATGATTGAAAACCTTTAACTAAAAGACCTATCATTGCTACAGGAGAAGTAAGGAAACTTAAAAAACTTTTACCTAACGATGCTAAACCAGCACCTAATACTTTAAATTGATTAGCTAATCCTCCAGTTACATCTACTACCTCTTTTGCTGCTGCCTCAGCATTATCAAAAGTATCAGTTAAAGCTCCTAATCCTAAATTACCTGCTAATGACTTAAGACCACCTAAAGCAACTCCCGTAAGACCCATTTGTTTGTTAAACTTTTGGGATAAACTTACTTGTTCTTGCAGGCCTTCTACAAATTCATCATTATAATTCTCTATTTTTGCTAATTCCTTTAATAAGTCTGCTTTTGCATCAACTTGTTCTTCATCTAAAGCTAAAATTTGATAATTTATAGCTCTTATTTTAGCTTGTCTTTGTTGGATAAGTTTAGCAGCATCAGCTTGTCTAAATGCTCCTTCAGCTGCTTTAATATTAGCATCTGCTAAATCTTTTGATACTTTAGCTAGTGAATTTAATGTTCCTGTAATATCTTTAGCAATTGCTTTAGAAACATTATCAGTTGAAGAAAGAGCTTCTTTAAAAATATCACCTACTTTATCAGCAATATTTCTTAAAGCATCCTCAACAACTACAGCTGTTTCTTTTGCATTTTTTTCTGCTTCTATTTGAGATTTACTCTTTTTAACCATGGAGATATTTTATTATAAATATTAAAAAATACTATTTTCTCGATGCTTTTGTAACATAAGTAGGAGGTGTAACTGTTCTTTTAGGGGGGAGTTTTGATTTATTAGGATTAGATAAATCTATATCATTATTCTTTTTAGGTTTCCGAGCTTCTGCTTGTTGTTTATAAAATTCATCTAATTTTTTAAATGTAAAATTACGAAGCCATATAGGCATATTATACACAGTATCCCAATCATAGCCTCCCTTACCATTGAAAACTATTTCATGAATTTGTGAAAAAATATTACTTCTATATTGAGCTGCTTCAGTTGGCGTCAGGGAAAAAAAAATTTAAAGAAATTGGTACATCTATTTCTTCAAGCTCATCATACTCATTAGTAATTGTAGCTTTTAATTCTATATCGGGTTGTATTTTTATTACATGATCTCTTAATGCTTTTGCATCTCGAGCTAAAAGATAAGTATCAACAAAATCTCTAATAGTTTTACCAGATGAGTCTCCTTCTACTGAAGTAATTATATATTTCATTCTTGTTGAAATTTCAGGTGATGCTCCTTTATTAATTTTTTGAATACCTTTAATTTCTGCTTCAATTTCTTTATCTAAACCATCAGTTAACAATCTAAATGTTAATTTAGTTCCAGAATGTGGTAGTTCCCAATCAAATTCATTTTTACCTCCTACAAATAATTTTTCATCTATTTTTTTATTTTCTAATAAACTTAAATCTACAGTATGTTCTTGACCATTATACCTAATCTTATAATCTTTACCATACCCTAATATACGTGAAGCAATTAAAATAGCATTTTTATCACCAATCAATAAATCTTTAAGTTTAACATCAGTAACAATTAAAGATTGTAATAATTTATCTAATACAATTCCTTTAGATATATAATTCTGATTAGTTAAAATATCTTCTTCTTTAGCTGTCATATATTTCATTTCAATCTTACCAGATTTTAACGGATGACCTTCAGGATATAATAAACCTTTTGAGGGTAGTTCTACTTCTTCTGTAGGGAATTTAAATTTATTTTCGGACATAATTTTTATTTGTTAATAACTTTATTTTGTTATACATATGTAATATACAAAAAAGCTTGACAAACGCCAAGCTTAAATGTAAAATATATAAATTTTCTTTTAGAAATTTAACACACAATAATCCATTCCTAATGTTAAAGAAATATTCATTACAGTAGTATCATCATCCCAACTCATATCTCCAAATGAAGCATCTTTAATAAATGCACCTTTAATTATCCATTCAGAAACAACATCTCCTACAGGACCTAATACATCGATTGTTAAATCTTTTTTATAAAAATCAGAGTAACCATCTCTACCAGTAACTGATTCATGATGTAATCTTGTCCATTCCATTACTGCTTGAGCTCCTGAAGGTGTAATAGGATCAAATAATTCCATTGTTAAATCATTCCATCTTAATTTACCTTTTACTTTTCTATAGGTGTTTATATGGTTTAAAATTATTTCGTCCTGCGCGAACCCCATTCCACTAAC